ATTTAGGACAGAAACTTTTTACCCAGCCTTTGTCAAAACGAATAATATAATATCCTGCACAATAAAGACTTTTGCTTTTATTGCTTTTTGTAAACAATGGTAGTTTTTTGGATACATCATATAAAGGATTAAATGGTTTACAACTTGTAGGAAATCCATGCACTTCGTTTACAGTAATTTCTGTAATTTCTAATTTATCCCAACTGACTTTACCTAGGTCTTTTTCTAGCTGTTTTGTATTTTTGACAAATCTTGTACCATTTATATCACTTAACATGTATCGGTCATCGTTCCATGAAAGTGTAGCAACCTTAGAGCCGTTGCTTTCTAATATCCAAAATTTTCCATCTACTATTTCTTTTGCTTTTAATGTCATACTATATACCTCGCTTGTAATGGCTCAGCATATAACTGAGCGTTTTCACTCACACGTTGTAAATCCCATGTAGCACAGAATTTCATTAGACGTAATCCAACCTGTGAAATTTGTTTAGGCTTATCTGTTGCTTCTTCAATTACGTCATTAATAATACTACGAATATTACCTGGTTGTGCAGTTAAATCACAAAGGGTAACATTTCGATTGTAATCATCTAGTACACGATGTTCAACACCTTCATGATCTACCCATCGCTGTAACATAAGATTGTTCCAATTATATCCTTTGCTGTTTTTATCTTCAAATGCTTCTTGTAATCCTACTTTGTTCTTAGTGCCTTTTTTACGCACACCAGGATATGCAGAGAACACATTATCACTTGTGTCACCACGCATACACTTTTCAAACAACATAAATTCAGGATCGGGTGCAGGCTTAGGTTGGCCTGTTTTCTTATCAATTACAGGTTTGCCTTTGTCTGTAAAATAACCTTCGTGTGTAATAACAGTATTTGTAACACCATTGTACTGACGTACATTAGGTGCTACTAGCTGTGCAAAATCGCCATCTGTTGAAATAATTGCATGATTGTCATTAGGGTGTGCTTGTACCCAACCTGCAATCAAGTCATCTGCTTCTAGTTGCGGATGATGCAATACAGTGCAATTAGTTTTGTCTGTAACAAACTCTTTAAAATGATCAAACGCTTCCCAGAACAATTTGTCTTCTTCTGCCTGCGAAGCAGTCATTGCATCGCGAGTTTCTTGTCTGTTACGTTTGTAAGGCTCATAGTAGTCCTTGCGCCAACTACGTCCTTCTAAACAAAACACGACATGGCTACCATTAAAGTCTTGCCATGCTTTCTTAATGCTGTTAAGTGTAATATGAAAGGCCATGCCAAGTTTTGTATCAGCATCGCCTCTGATTATGTGTCTTGCACGAAAGAATGTATTTGCAGTGTCTACTAGTATATAGGTCATTAACTTACCTCTGATTTATCCTTGTCTATAGGTTTAACATTAATATAACCCATTTCACGCTGTGTGTCAAGTCCGTCTTCTTCCAAAATCTGCATTGCAATAGTACGGAACCATCCATTTACAATTTCTTCATTAGTTTCGCCTGTATAGCCTGCATCTAATAGTTGCTCGATAAACTCATTATTCCAGTCTAGTTCAAAAAAACCGTTTTTGATGTTGTCTGGGTTTACTTGTGTATCTAATACGCCTACCCAAGGTTTACCGGCTTTTGTAGATTCTTCTTTTTCACGCTGAAGAATTGCTCTACGTTCTTCCTCAGTAGTTTTAGGTTTTTCTGTAATTTTAGGTTGTACACCTAATGCTTTTTTAAGTTTATCCCAGTTCATAGTCCTGCCTTTCTTGCACGAGTTTCGATAGAATTTTTTCTATCAAGCTCTGTACATTGTTTTTGATCTTTTTCAAATTCTTCTGGATCAAACATATTCTCAAGTCCCCCACGCATTTCCGAATAGGGATATGTGAAGTCTTGGTGTAAACCTCCAACCTCGCTCCATACATGCTTCGGCGACTTCTTTGACGTTGAGATTGTATTCTTCACTACGTCCACCCAACGGCATAAGATATACCGGACATTGTACCCCGGCACTTCTGTAAGCGTCCACAGCTCTTGTAACTTCTTCAAAGTCATCTTGAGTAGCGACAACAAACTTAAGATAAATGTCACTACCATCAACAAGGCTATACTCTTTAGCAACATCAGGGAGTATAGCAGTTTCCCAAGGTTCTCCTGAAACGCTAAGTTTTGGGGAACAACTCCAAGTAACTTCAAATCGCTCTTGATCTGCGAGATAGTTGAAGAAATCATCGTGTAACTTTTGTGTAGTGTTTGTTTCAAATGTAACATTTTTTAGGTCCTGCATACGTGGATGTTCGAACAAATCAATGTAGAGCTTTTGCCACGCTAACAAAGGCTCGCCACCTGTCATGATCAAATGAATGTCTTGACCGTTGTCCTGTGTCCACTTACCATTAGGAGTAAGTGACAGTAAATGTTCAACCACTTCATCTACTTCTGCAAGTTTATTGAAGTGTTTAAACTCTGGATAGATACTTGCATATGTATCACAGCCTGTGTGAATAATAGGCAAGTCCTCAAATTTTTCTGTAGTTTCATGCACTTTATTATCAATAAGTGCTTTTACTTCATCGTTGTATCTTTTACCTTCTTTGTGTAATGTCCAACGATCTTTCTTTTCACCTGTACCAAAGTTCATGCAACGAAAGTTACAACCAAATGTACGCAAGAATACGCTGGGTACTCCTACAAACTTACCTTCACCTTGTACACTATAAAATGCTTCTGAATACCTTAGTTTCATAGTGGCAACCTTCCTGTATACAGATCAGTACATAAACTTATCATACCCATAGCAAATACTACTATTATGAATACCTGTGCCATTCTACATGCAATATAATCCATCATCTTGGTGCAAACTCCTGTTGTAGTTTAATATTATCCATGAACTCTTTTTTAGTGCCTGGATCATCATTAAATGCACCTTTTAGCACAGTAGTTTGTGTAAGTGAACTATGAGCTCTAATACCTCTATTTTCACAACAACCATGTGTTGCTTGGATGTACACACCTACGTTTTTACTGCCAGTTGCTTTCATAATTTCACGTGCAATATCATTGTTTAGTTCTTCTTGCAGTGTGCCACGTTTTGCACACCATTGTGCAATACGTGTGTATTTAGAAAGTCCAATTAGTTTTTCTGCGGCAATAATACCAATATATGCGACGCCTGTAACAGGCTGATGATGATGCGAACATACACTTTTAAGTTCACTTCGTACAACCAACATACCTTCATAACCATCATCTACATGATTAGGAAATGCAGTTGCGTTAGGCATAGGATCATAACGTCCTGCCATTAGTTCATTTACATACATTTTAGCAAGACGTCTACCGGTGTCTTGACTGTTAGGATCATTATGTCTGTCAATTATAAGACTGTCAAGAACACTTTCGAACTTGCCTGTAAGTTCGTCAATAAGTTCTTCTTTGTCGCCTTTTTGCAAGACTTCTGAAATATTGTCACCCGCCCAATAGCGGATACCTGCATCTTGTAGGCGGGCTTTAATTTGTTCACTTTTGCTCAATTTGTTTCTCCGAGTTATAGACGAGGATGTCTCTCATCATTATGTCTTATTATATGATATATTTAGGTTTTTGTCAAGCATTATATTAGAAATACTTGTCAAGAACTTCCAATTGATCATGATATTCTGCAATAACTTTGAGTTCTTTTTCAATTGCTTCCAAAATATCTGGATGCTCTCCAACTCCTGCTGAATTCTTAAGATACACTTCTACGTTCATTGCATGTTTGGCAATGTGCCCTTTTGCGTGTTCTTTGATTGCTTCGATCATATTGTCTCTTGTATATTCTTTAGCCATTTGTTTCTCCTTTTCTGTAGTTACCCTTTTCAGGTATTACATGACGCACACCGCCACGTGGATCTTCCATATCGCCTTTGCGTCTTGGAATAAGATGAACATGCGGATACATCACTGTTTGTCCTGCACTTTCACCAATGTTTTGTCCAATGTTATAAGCATCACAGTAGCCTTTCTGGATCCAGTCATAACCCCAACCATATGCAGCTTTGTAACATTTTTCAAGTTTTTCCCATGTTTCTTCTTTGGGTACAAAAAGAACATGTCCTTCTGTAACAGGAAACCCATCTTTAAATACAGTGTAATCTCTTGTATCTACAAGAACATCCGTCCAAGGTACTTCATTATACTGCATAAAATTCTTCCTCTACGTATCTTTTTAGTTCATGATCGCCTATGTTTTCAGGAACTCTTTTCTTATAAAACAGTTCATAACTGTCACTACCATATTTGCCAATACCATATAATTGTGTAGCATCTTCACCGTCCCAAGTTAGATAATCTTTGCTCATCTGACGCAAACGTTTTTCTCGAACATTTACCATTCCCAAAGGTTGAATAATCATTTTAATAGTTTCTGGTAGTGTATTTAGGTAATGCACTGGCGTAGGACAAATTCCAAACAGTTTAGGTAGTACACTTTTTACCTGCTTGCGGCTTGTTTGATTGAGGCATATAACCCCAACCATGTGTTGCCAACTATTGTCTACCTGTTGTTGTACCATTAAATCATCACGCATTAATATTCACCTACATTCTCCCAAGGATAAACAAGCCAAACATCTTCTTCTGCTTTGTTTACTTCATCACAATGATATGACACCCCGTCAAACTCACTTGATAAGTTTTCTGTTAATACTGCGAAGCGAACATTGTCACCCCAAATTTGATCCCACACAAGAGAATTGGGTAAACAACTTGCTTGCCAATCTTCTTTAATCCAATTGAATGTAGCACCTGTGTCGTTAATGTCATCTACAATAAGAATCTTTTTACCTTCTGGATTGTGTTTAAACTGTCCCATCTCTGGAGCATATTCTCCATGTTCATCATAACCGTATGCGTCTTCACTCATCCAAGCATTAGTTTCGCTACCGTATCCGCTATCGTCACGCAAACTTACTTTAAGTGCTTCACAGCGAATACCAGTCATGTTTGAAATAATAGTAGCAGGTACATTACCACCACGTGTAATGCCTACAATGTAATCAGGACGCCAATTGTCTGCGTACATCTGATTAACTATATTTGTACACATTAC